AGAAGCAAGTCGTTCCGCTACATGCAGAACTATCCGCTATCGGTTGCCCAAAGCGCACCTAACCAGTATGAAATGCTCGACAAGGGCATTGTCGCCAGCTACTTCGCCAACGAACGCGGTATCCCTAGCGTGTGGAGCCCATGGCACATTGTGCGTAACACCAACTGATTCTTGTAACAAAAATGGAGTGACCTGATGTCAAAATTAAGTGGCATCACGCAAAAGCCTGCCACAGCGCAGGCTTTTGGCGTGTTCAAAGTAAGTTATCCGCTTTGTCCGACATTGCACGTCGAGGCAAGAGACGAGAACGACGCGGCTCAAAAGTATCGCGATTATTATGACCTTCACCGATGCCGGAATCCAAAAGTGGAGCGCGCTAATGGCGGCCGTTGACGATTTGAACACGGCGATCAATCAAGTCGCCGCGACAATCAAGGATATCACGCTCAATCCAAAACCGGATTATAGCGTGAATGGCCAGTCGGTATCGTGGGCGTCATATTTGTCGATGCTCACCGATCAAATAACAAAACTACAACAAGCGCAACAATCCCTTGCTGGACCGTATCAGCGCATATCTAGGATGCGTCCATGAAAACAGCAATCATCGATACGGCTACCTCTGGCGATAATGTTATTTTGACTGGAATTCCCGGCAAGCGTTTTCGTGTTTATGCTTACATTTTGTTTTCTGCGGCCAACAATTACTTTATTTGGAAGTCGGGCACTACCGCATTAAGCGGACAATTGCATATGTCAGCTAGTAGCAGCGCGGCAATTCACTTAGGCGACAATTGGCCAGCCGGGGGGATGCCGGTATTGCAAACGGGAGTTGGTGAGGATCTTATTTTGTATTTGAATGGTTCTCACGTTGCTGGCGGTCATCTTACCTATGGCGAGGTTGCCGTTTAATGGCCTCAATTGGCGTAGGCGTGGCGCAAGCGTTAGCACGTAGTGCTGGCGGTCCCGCACGCGGATTAACACGCTTGCAGGCCCAAAATCTATTGCGCGCGGCCGCATTTTTTATCGAGGAACACAAACGCCGATTAAGTAAGCCAGTCGGCGCAATCCGCGTGAATCGATTGCGTCGTGATGGCTCGACAAAAACTGTGCAGGTTGTGCAACGATCAATGCCAGGTGAATACCCGCGCAAGGATACGGGCAACCTACAAAACAATATCGCAATGACGAAAAAGTCAATCGAGGATGTTATGCGGGAAGGAAAGATCCGCGTAGGGTTGCGCAAAAGAGCCTTTTACGGCGCATACCTTGAAGTCGTTTACGCTCGATTAGGATTGAGCCAGACATTACGTGATCTTATGCCACAACTGGCGGCACTTTCGGGACTGCCATTACGATATAATGTAATTAGATTGGGAGATGTTTGACCGTGGCAACATTTAATAAGTATTATTGTTTTGTTGAGAACCTTGCCGAAAAGGTTCACAATTTGCAAAGCGATACGCTTAAAGTTGCGCTAACAAATACAGCGCCAGCCGCAACAGATACGGTATGGAATACAACCGTATACCCTGCACCAGTAGCCGCAAACGGTTATACGGCTGGCGGTAACACGTTGACCGTGACAAGTTCGTCGCAAACAACCGGCACGTACAAGCTGGTACTGGCTGATTCATTGTTTGTCGCGTCGGGTGGCACGATTGGACCATTTCGCTATGTGGTTCTTTACAATTCGACGGCAAGCAATTCCGTGATTGGATATTACGATTATGGATCATCGATCACGCTAGCCGATACCGAAACCTTTACTATCGACTTCGATCTTTCTAACGGAGTTTTGACGCTGGCATGACAATCAAAACGCACATTGAGACGATGCAACAATTTCCGAATACAACCCGTGCTAATAAGGAATGAACTATGAAATTTGCAGCTATCAACGCAAGCGCCAGCGGCGGTAACACAATTGTTGCGGCTGTTACCGGTAAACGCATTCGAGTCGTTTCCTATGTGATCGTTGCGGCAGGTTCCGTTACGGCAACATGGCAATCGGCATCGACGGCGATATCTGGCCCGATGAGCCTTGCGGCTTCGGGTGGAGCGTCGGCGTCAATCGGAATCATGGCTCCGGGCGGAGCGTATGGCCTATTTCAAACGGAGTCAGGCGAAGCCCTGAACTTAAGCTTAGGCGGCGCGGTAAACGTGGCCGGTCATTTGTGTTATTTGGAAATCAGCGTATAATTGGCATTTAAGTGGAGGAATTGTTATGGCGGATATTCCAGCGACAACGCCAATTGTTACGCCAGCCGTACCAGCGCAGACTTTCCCGTTATGGGTTGTCGAGTCGTTAGTTTTCAATGGTAACGGAATCGAGCAACCGTTAACGGCGGAAGCATGGTTTCGATCAGCACGCCGTGACGCAACAAGCCCTACCGGCTGGATTCTTGGAGACCAGCGGCGCAATTATCACATTCCAGACGTGTGGGCTCTTGCCGGTACTGATTCTGACGTAGCGTCAACCATGACGGATATCATTTCAACGCTTACCAGATTAGCTACAACCGCCGGTGTATTATGAGTCTACCATTGTTGGGAGTCGGGCCTTCAGCGCCAGCAACATCAGGCCCAATCGATGGTCTGCTCTGGCAGGGTGCGACTGACTTTCTGTTATTCAACGGTGCGACAGATTACATAATCTGGCAGTGACGGAGTAGGTAAATGGCAAGCAAAAGAATTGATGAACTAGATGCCCGCGTGGTAGCAGATACTGACCTGCTACCCGTCACGCCATCGGGTGGACCATCGGGTAGGGCAACCGTTGCGGCTATTGTCGCTGAAGGTATGTCTCAGCCTAATAGCGCATCGGCGGGTGCCGGGGCATCGATCACGATCAAGGCCGCTGACGGGGTAACGTCGGGTGCTGGCGGTAGCATCACGATCACGCCAGGAGCGCAAGCTACCACGGGCGGGCCGGGCAAGGTAGTGATCGACACATTGACCGTGGGACGTGGTAAAACTGGATTAACTGAAAATACTGCCGTAGGGTATAACGCATTAGCTGCTGTTACTAGTGGTGATCAGAATGTGACCGTGGGCTACAATGCGGGCAAAGCAATAACTACAGGTACTCTGAACGTAGGTGTCGGGTCATCGGCTTTTCAATCAGCAACCACGGGATCTAGCAATACAGCAGTAGGATTTGCTTCCCTAAGTAACTTGACTACTGGCACCGTAAATTCTTGTTTCGGCAGAGGTTCTGGCGGTTCATTAAATAGTAGCGGAAACACCTTTATAGGTGCTTTTTCAGGAAGCAGTACCAGCTCAGGAGGGGATAATACAGCAATTGGTTATAATGCTGCCGTATCAAACACAACCGGAAGCAATTTAGTTGCCATCGGCCATACTGCTGCTCAGTATCACGCCAATGGTAGTACCTCTTTAACCACAGCAGCAAACAGTATTTATATTGGGTATCAAGTTCGTGGGTTTAGTAATTCCGACTCCAACAGTATTGTGATAGGTTATCAAGCCATTGGCGAGGGCGCAAATACAGTCGTCATCGGCAACTCATCCACGGTGCAGCAGCATTTTTACGCGACCCGATACCTTAAAACTGAAGGGTCTCTGGTGTTTGCATCCTCGACACCAACGGCAATCGTAGCAAATCAAAATGACTATGTCCTGACAGGCTCCGCATTCCAACGCCTGAACTGCACCACTGCCAGCGATATTACCGGCATTGCTCCCCCTGGTGGCTCTCATGTCGATGGGCGCATGATCAGACTCGTGTCTGTGGGCACACATACGGTAAGGCTCATGCACAATGACACCAACAGTACAGCAGCTAACAGAATGTACATGCACAGTGGTACGCATGTTAGCTTGACGGTTAACGAGTGGGCTGATTTGGTTTACGACAGCACCGATAATGGATCGGGTGCAGCGGGGTGGCGTGTTGTTAAGTATGCGTAATTAGGTTTTTAATTGGAAGGACGTTTAATGACGTTATCGTGGTCTCCAGCAAACGATCATTTAATCGTCGATGGTCTGGAGACCGTCACGCTAACTACGCTTGCGGCCACAACCACGACGATCTATCGGGTATTGAGATTGCCAGCGTTGGTCGATATCGGATCTGCTGGCGCATTGACAAGCTACGGCAATATCACACGCTGGAATATATGGATCCAAGAATGCCCTACCGCACCAGAAATAAACGCGCTATTGACCGACGCCGCTAACGTGAAATATCGAATTAATAACGTCACGCAATCAGTACAACGCAATATGTGGGAAATTGAAACCACGGCCGATGCGGGAGTCGGTCTATGAGTGCCTTTTATGATATTCTTAACGCCATCAAAACACGAATTGCGGTAACGTATGCAAACACCAAATTGCGTAAACGCGCAATCATGATTGAGACCGATACGCTACCATTGTTTATCGTTTCGCCTGGCACGGAAACAATCGGATTGGAAGCTTTTAATGGCGTCGTATGTTATGATTACACTGTGCAAGTGACTTATGTTGATGCTGGTAACAGAATTTTTGAAACAGATCTTGCGGCTCATTTGACAATCCGTGAGAACATCAAAAAGATTTTGTATCAGCCAGCGTTGACCGGAGTTTCTGACGTGATAGGGATGCAATTGGATATGCAACCAGCGTTTGAATCGGTCAGCGGAAACGTCAATAACTATGACGTTTGCGGCATGACAATCACATATCGAAAACTGGAGGCGCGAACATCATGAGTGTGGATATTTCTGCAATTGTCGGCGAAATATCTTGGACTCAATCCGTGACCAATTCCGGATTTGTCAAGACTTCGCAAGGGCCAGACAAGCTTACCGCAACCCTTGCGCCTAGCACAACTACGTACAATCGCATCTATGCCGTCAAGGGCACGCTTGCGGGCGGCGCTAGCGTCACGATCAATCTGCAAGGCGTTACCGACTACCTGAACCAATCCTTGACGTTAACTAAAGTAATTGCGTTTATGCTCAAGGCGACGACAACCGGAATGAAGCTTGAGCCAGGCGCAAGCAATCCGCTAACGTGGCCATTGAGCGGAACAAGTCCGGCATTAATCGTAGAAGCGGGCGGATTTTTTATTATCGGTGATGGCTTGCCGCACACGGTTAGCGCAACTGACAAAAACTTTAAAATTACCAATATGGATGGTGCTGTTACGGGTACTTACGAAATTGCTTTAATTGGAGGTCAGTGATATGGCGTTTTTCTCAGGTAAAACCGGATCGGTTACTATTGGCGGAACGGCTCAACCGCTGACCGATTGGTCAATCGATATCAAATCAGAAAACATTGACACAACCAATTTCGGCGACGCTGGATATCAGACAAATCTTGCTGGTGTTGGTGGAGCCGAAATTACCGCATCGGGACCATACGACGGCGGCGCTGGATCAACTGTTGGTACGTCCGGTAACTTTGTGCTGGCCACATCAACCGATGCGGGCGCGCCATCTTACACGGTAGCCGCTCGAATCTCGTCTATCAAAATTGATGTTAACGTAAAAGGCGTTGCTCAAATCAGTTATACCGCGTCGAGCAATGGCACATTCTCAATAACCTATTGATGGAGGTTATCCGATGGCGTTTTACGCTGGCAAGACTGGATCTGTTTCGGTTAATGGCGCAACTCAGCCGCTGACCGATTGGTCGATCGATATCAAATGTGAAAACATTGATACGACCAATTTTAGCGACGCTGGATATCAAAGTAACTATCCCGGTGTTTTTAGCGCGGAAATTACCGCATCCGGACCATATGACGGCAGCGCTGGCGCAAGCGTTGGAGCGTCTGTTGCGTTTATTTTAGTTGCATCCAGCGATGCGGGCGCGCCATCAATTACAGTAACGGCACGCATTTCATCGATCAAAGTCGATGTTAACGTGAAAGGCGTGGCTCAAATCAGCTATACCGCGTCAAGCAACGGTTCATTTTCTTCAATATCATATTGACGAGGTATTGCCATGGCATTTTACCGTGGCTGCACCGCATCCGTTTCCTTTGGCACTGTTTTCCTTCCGATGACGGAATGGAAACTCAATGTCGATGGAGAACGAATTGACGTTTCTGATTATGATCAGCAAACGTTCAAATCAATCGTCGGTATGCGAACAGCCACCATATCATTATCTGGACCATATCCATCGTCTATCATTGGGTATGGTTATGGTCTCGCCACTGGCGATGATCTATTGGTCAAATTATACCTTGATCCTGAATTTTATTATTTTTTCCAAGTCATGGCTCGAATTGAAAAAATGTCGGTAACAACAAACGTCAAGGGCGTGGTAGAGTGTACGATTGATTTAGTAGTCATCGGTGATTTTAAATTGGGCGATGACGCTAACACAGAGGCTATTGCAATATGAGTATGAGTCAATCGTTAGGCGGTAATGCCGCGCCAATTATTGCCGTGATCGGCGATAAGGAATACAAATTTGGCTTGTTGACGCAAAAGATCAAAAGCGGAATCGAGCGTATTGTCCAAAGTCGCGCGAGAACAGAATTGTTCCGCGACAAAAACGACATGGGCGATGAAGAATTCAAATTGGCTTATGGCGCGTATATGGACCGGATCAGTTCCGGCGCGTTTGCGTTTGGCGGCGTCAATTGTCGCGGATTCCTAACCTCGACGGATGGCCTTGCTAATTTGGTTCACCTAATGGCGGGTATTAGTCTTGACGAAGGCCATCGCCTAGTTGCTGAGTATTCGGAAGAAATTGCGGCTGTTGTGGGCCAGATTTTCACAGAGTCTTTCCGTTCGACCCGGACGGCGGAGATCCGGGGCAAGAACGAAATCTCCGAGTAGTTAACGCGCTGGCGGTTGTCGCCAGCCTTACGGATCAGCCGTATTTGTTATCGATGGATCAGATTGCGGAATTGACAGACTATCAAATTTGGAGGATCTACGGCAAGGAACGCGATGATCGAGGAGTACCGAAGTCGATACCTGGAAGTCTGGCTCCATCGAAACGCGAATCCGGAATCGTTGAGGCTAAAGCCAAATATCTGTCAATGGGTGTTGCGTTAGGAATTTCGATGGACGAACTTAACGCGGCATGGAGTAAAAAAAATGGCGGGCGCAATTGACATGATGGCTGGCGGTATGGGCGGCGGAGGCGGCGGTCTTCAGCCGCTTATCGCCGCTCTCGACCACTATACATCGATGTTGCAAGCCGTCAGCAACGCAATCAATGGAGTCAAGACGGTCACGCCATCGGCCGCACCAAAAACTTCTGCACCAACGGCCGCACCAGTTCCAACCGCCACAAAACCAGCAATACCAGCAACGGCCGCACCAGTTCCAACCGGCGGATTGGGCGCGTTGATGGAATCGATCGGCGGATTGGGCAAGGCCTTCACAGGATTGGCGCTACAAGCTCGATTGATGGCTGAAGTGGCTAAAGCCGTGGCGATTGCTGTTGCGCCGCTGGATGCAGTTTTCAAAGCCATCGGCGGCATGCTCGAGCCGATCGCAAATGCGGTTGCCGGATTATTAAAACTGGCCATCGCAATCAGCCCGATAATGATTGCGCTAAAGTTATTGGGCAAATTACTGACAATTGTTTTAATGCCGTTCCAAATGTTGGGAAAAATTGTCGATGCGATATCAAGCGTGCTTGAAGCATTTATGGTTCCGCTCGATATGGTTGCCGAACAAATGGAAATGGTTGCGGATGCGATTGCGGCAGCTATTGCAATTATTGGCATATCAGCAAAATCAGCAAAAACACCACAGAACGCAGTACAAAACGCATTCAAGTCGGTAACGAAAACTATTGAAAACGTGCTAGTCAATCCGCTCGAGGCGATACCAGGACTTATCGGCCAGATCCGTGGAGCGGTTGAAACGCTCAATCCGGCGGCTATGGTTGCGTTTGATTTGGCTATGCGCGATTTGATGGCGGTATTCGGCGAAGCCTTCATGCCAATTGTTCAAGTCGCCACAAGCGTTGTGCGTGAATTTGCCAATACGCTTCGCCCAATTCTGCAAACAATGGCTCCACTATTTAAACGCATGGCTGAAAGTATCGGATCGTTGCTGATTAAGAATATTGACAAATTGACTCAAGCTTTTGAGCGCATGCTTCCGTTTATTGAAATGTACATTAAATCAATGATTGACGCGGCAACTAGGCAAGGCGCAATAGCTGATCAATCAGCAGCGAATAACAGTTCACTTAAAGACATTGGATCATTTTTTGCCAACTTTTTTAGATCAACAAAACAAATTGAGGATTCGGCGAAAAAGGAAAGAGCGGCAAAAGACAAGGTCAACAATCTAATTAACATCGAAGCCGTTGGCATGAATAAAGCCGTACAAGAGCGGTTGCTTGGAATTCTACCTGATCCAAAAGTCATGAAAGCAAAATTGCAAGGCAAAATTGATGAGATAACAAAACTTGAAGAGGCTGACAAGCAAGCCGGATTTAAAGAACCGGCTGCCGTCATGGAAGGAAGATCGACAGAAAAAGAAATGCTCAAAAACATGATTGATCTTAGCCAAATGCGAGATCAATTTGTAAAGTCTGGCGCAAAAGATCAAGACGGTATGGTCAAGGGCGGAGAACAAGCACTCAATGAAACGCTGACCGAAGTTCACAAGGCTCGAAAAGATCTCAAGGACAAAAAGATC